CGCACCGCGGCCACCACCCGCCGACGCAGATCCTCCTGCGACGCCTGAGAAAGCCGCCGCGCATCCGTCACCCGAACCTTCGGAGCCATCCACCGATCATGCCACATTTGCCTTACCCATCAATAACCCGATCAGCGAGCAGCAGGCGAAGCTATTCGCGAGTAATGGGACCACGTCGCTGATCAAGTTCGTAATGGACCGGGATCAGCAGGGGGCCTACGTCGCGTTCGCGAATGCCTTAGCTATCAACGCAATCGGCGTACCCGCGAGCCGGATCCGGTTCTACTACCCGAAGCCGCGAAAGAACAAGGCTGACCTGACCGACCACATCGAGAAGGGCTACACACTCGACGACCTTGTGCCCGTGCCAAAGGAAAAGGTCGAGAAGCTTTTCGCCGCTGTGCAACGGATGCCACCCGCGCAACGCACTGGCTCGAAGGGCTGGATGATCGACGGCGAGATGCCGGACTACGCGGAACTCTGCGCACAGTGGCAAGCGCAGGTCTGCGAATGAGCCTGCGGGATGGGGACTCCCTGTCCGACTCCCCCGAAGCGCACGACTTCCTGTCCGAGCGGGGCTTGTCAAAGGAGGACCTGGAATGGGAAGAGCACGAACGCAGCCGGACAGAGCGACTGGACGAGGAAGCCAGGGAGCACCGCGAGGCGGGTTTCCAGTTCCAGGAGAACGGCTGTCCGACTAAGAAGGGCCCGGTCACCGTGGTTGGGCCGGACATGCGGGCCCGGGATGTCATGTTCGAGTGCGGCCGGTGGATCTGCGAGGCGTGCGCGTCTGTGAGGATCGACGAGGTCAAGTCGAATCTTCTGCTGCATCATGGTGCTACCGGCTTCCGGCCGAATGTGCACGTCATCACCGCGTACCGGTATGCGGTGTCGGTCCGGGAGAAGCTCAAGCGCGAAGACCCGAAGCCGGACACGTTGCGGATGTCGCTTAAGGACGATAAGGGCAAGCCGGGCCTGTTGCTCGTGTCGTCAGGGCCTGTGAGCGGGCGCGGGTGGGCGACCGAGGAAATGAGCCTGTTCGAGGCCATGCGACTGCTCACAAAAAGGCCTGATGGAGTCACTTACAAGGAGAAGAATTGGACCGGAAAATGGGTTCCCGAGGCCATTCCCACCGGCGGTTCGTGGGAGTTCAAGCACAAGTACCGGACGCCGCAAGAGAAGGAAGAGCATTTCGATCGAGCGGGTGCGGTGAAGGGTTACCCGCTGACACCAGAGGTGATTTCGGCTCTGAAGGAGCAGCTCTCGGCCGAGAGGAGCGACGGGGAGCCGGTAACGCAGTACATCGGAAAAGGGTGGCGAAGCTTGTGAAGGATTGCCTGCGTAAGGGCTACTTTCCCCTAGATACGCGTAGGGGCTTCGCGGAGAGAGAAAACGTTGGCACATAACAGAACATGCAGCGTAAGGGGCAAATTCCCCTAGATGCGGGTACTACTACCCTACGGGCATCTAGGGGAATTTGAGCCCTACGCAGGGGATTGTCTAGTTCTCGAAGATCACGAAGCGGGTCCCTACGGCAATCTAGGGGAAAGTGGCCTTCTTGCAGGGGATCCTTTGCTAAAGGAAGATCAATAACTCGGAGGTGAGTGCAGTGGGTGCGTGGGATAAAGGGTCTACCCGCAACTGGAGGCGCATACGGGCACGGGTACTCGCTGACAACGTGCGTACCAACGGGGGTAGGTGCAGGGTGGGTATTAATGGGGTGTGCACGGGGGGTGTGGCTGACTGCGTGCATCATGTGTTAGGTCGTTCGGTAACTGGTGATGATCCTCGTTACTTAGTTGCCTGCTGCAAGGCATGCAACCTGCACATTGGTAAGCCTAAGAACTTCTCACCGAAACCAAAGAAGATTTCGAAGTGGTGATGATCGGTGAGAACTTTTCTAAAGTAGAAATGGTGCGGGTCGTCGAAAAGTTCGGGATCCTAGGGCCGACGGACACCCGCTGCCATGTTTTTTTTCTCTTCGAACCGGATGAGTTCACAGCGCTACCAATGGAGAGCGCGGAGGCGGCAGGGTGCGAGCGAGATGAACCGCACCGGCGAGCGCGTACGTGCCGTCGATCGGACCGGTGCCCCGGCGGGTGAAGACGAACGTGTCGCCGCGCTGCAACTTCTGCGCACCAAACACATGTGCGTTCAGCATCTTGTCGTCCGGGTGCCGCACCTGTTCCGCGTCAACGAGATCCGCGAGCCCCATGCAGCACGCGGCCACATCAGCCTTGATCTCTTCGAGGACGACGCCGCGCGGCGGCCACACCGCGTTCCGTTGCGGCCCTTTGCGCGCTGAGAGCTCCGCTGCGACGCTAGCGGCCGGTCCGGCGGGAAACCACCCGAGAGCGCGCGGACGGACCTTACGGACGATCTCAGGCAGCTCGGCGCGCAACGCCTTCGTACAGCCGAAACCGTCCCAGGCCTCGATTACCTCGACGAACACTTCGTCGTCGATCTGCACGGCACCGAGGAGCGCGGCATGGGAACCGTCCAGCGCCACGTCCCAGCAGAGCGCGAGCCGGTCACGGTAGTCGGCCAGGTTGATCGGCTCCTCTTCGGCCGACGCGATCCACCGATCCGGGTTGATCCCCGGGTCCATCAGTGTCACCCGCTGGCAAAGGACTTCGGTCCGGAAGCCGGTCAGCTCCTCGCCTCCGGCCGCCTTCGCGCGCGCCGCGTCGGCAAGCAGGGCTTCGCGATCGATGCGGTAGCCGTAGTTCGGATTCGCCTGCGCGAGCGCGCGCGGATCGGTCGGGTCGGCGCCGTCGGGTGCACTCCACTCAAAGAGACCTAGTCGCGGGTCTCCCTGGCCGGTCTCGATGAACTTGAGCGCGGGGGCGCGCAACGCGTCCAGCACAACGGCTTCGCTGTCGCCCTGGTTGGTAATAGCGATGATCTGCGCGTCGTGTACGGCGTTCATCGCCTTCGAGGCGGAGTCCCATGCAGCGCGCGTCCGGTGCTCGCGCAGCTCATCCGCTAGCCATCGGTGCAGTGTGGTCGATCGCCCGGCGCGCCCGTTGTTCGCGGCGAAGATGTACTCGGCTTTGAACTTCGTAACGAACGCCTCCTCACCGATCGTGAGCCGTTGCGAGCGCGGGGTGAGGTCAACCTTCAGCCACTCGTTGTCTTTCGCTTCCTCGCAGATCGACGACCAGGTGCGCTTCGCGTAGCTCCGGTCAGTGGATGTGCCTAGCACCAAAGGGATCCGCTCGATGAACAGCCAGTACAAGATCAGCGCTTCGCCGAAGAAAGTTTTCCCATTTTGCCGCGCCACAAGGATAAGCGCGGTACGGAAGCGCGGACGGCCGTCGGGCAGTAGCTCGCCGACGTGAATAGCGAGCCACTCCTCCCACGGGTCCAGCGGGCGTTCCAGCGTGTCCCGCGCGAAGTCGATCAGGTCGAAGCCGTAGGAGGTTTCCGGAGTCAGCTCAACCAGCGGTGCTGTCCACAGTCGAGGGACCGGGCTTCCGAGCGGCGCGCCTTGCTCGGAGTTCGTCCGCCGGGCTCGGCTTGTTGACGGGCTCATTGTCGGCCGCCCCCTTCAGGACAGATGCTCGGGCTTTCGGGGTGAGCATGAAAGATTCCAAAACTGACAATAACTTCGGTCCGAGAACTTTAAGCTCGTCGCCATACTCGTTTGCGTCGATCGCCTTCGCATAACGAATCGCCAGGTCACGCGCAGCCGCATCTTTGGAATCGGCGGGAACTTCCTTCAGCGATTTCTGCACGCTCTGCAACAGGGTCATTGCACTATTATGCACGGCTTGACATAGCAGTGCTATGCTTCCCTCATGGCGTGGTGGAATAAGCGTTCAAAGGTCGAAACTCGGTCGGTTTCCATTAGCGACCCATTTTTGTCTGTGATGCTCGGCTACACGTCCGGCGACACGATCTCCATTTCCGAACACACCGCGATGAATCTGTCCGCTGTTTACCGCGCGGTCTCGCTCGTGTCCGGATCGATTGCCTCGCTCCCCCTGCGGACGCTGGAGGAATCGGGCGACGGGCAGAAGGATCGGGTTGCGAGTTTCCTCGACTTCCCCGGGGGCCGGGACAAGCGGTTCACGGCGTTCGAGTGGAAAGAACTCCTTATGGTGCAACTGCTGTTGCACGGGAACGTCTACTTGCAACACATCTACAACGGCGCCGGGGCGATCGTCGCGTTGATCCCGATCAACCCGCATTGCGTCGCGGTGTACTGGGACGAGACGCAGCCCGGCGGCAAGCGGTTCGACGCCTCGATCAAGACGGCAAGTGGCGGAACCGAAAAAATGGAATTCAACCTCGATACGATGACTCAGATTATGGGAATTTCGTTCGATGGGCTCAAGGGAATTTCCTGCATCGCCCACGCGCGGATGTCATTTGGCACGGCTTTGGCCGGCGACCAGGCGGCAAATCGCCAATTCACCAATGGTGCAATGGTCAGCGGAATGGTGACGCCGGAAGCAGATGAGGACTTCACCGGCGACGAAGCGAAGACCATCAAGGAATCCGTCAACACGAACATGACCGGCGTCGAGAACGCGGGCGGCATCGCGGTAATGAACAAGAAGCTCAAGTTCCAGGCGTGGCAGTTGTCGGCCGCCGACGCGCAGTTCCTCGAATCCCGCACTTTCCAGATCGACGAGATCGGCCGCTGGTTCGGTGTCCCCCCGCACCTGTTGGGGCTAACCGAAAAGTCGACTTCGTGGGGCGCCGGGATCGCGGAGCAGAACCGTGGACTCGCGCGCTACACGCTGACCGGGTGGACTTCGCGGATCGACGAACGCCTGTCGCTGCTTCTCGCGAGCCCGGCGCGCACAGCGGAGTTCGACTACTCCGGCTTCATCAAGCCTTCCCCCGAAGACGAGATCAACCTCCTGATCGCGCAGGTCAACATGGGCCTGCTGACGCTGAACGAAGCTCGCAAGATCCGGAACATGCCTGCGCTCGACGGCGGCGACATCCCGCGCTTCCCCGCCGGGTCTGTTCCGCCCGTCGATCCGAACGCCGCACCCGCACCGGAAGGAGCACCGGCATGACCGACCCCATTCGGTTCCACTGCGAGCTACGCGCCGAGGTGACCGGAAACAAGCTCGCCGGACACGCGTCCGTGTTCAACCAGATGGCACGGGTACCGGGCCACTACGAACAGCTCTCCCGGTCGGCGTTCGACGCCGTGTTGAAGGACAAGCGCACCGACGTGCGTGCACTGTGGAACCACGATCCGAACTTCCTCCTCGGTCGTCAGTCGTCCGGCACGCTCCGGCTCGGCACCGACAGTGAGGGGCTGGAGTTCGAAGTGGACCTGCCGGACACGACGCTAGGCCGCGATCTGCGGGTGCTCGCCGAACGCGGTGACATCTCGGGTGCCTCCTTCGGTTTCATCCCTGGAGAAGACGAGTGGGACAAGGCGCCGGATGGAATGCGGCTCCGCACGCACACATCGATTTCGATGCTGCGCGATGTGAGCCCGGTGACCTTCCCCGCGTACGAAGGCGCAGCGGTCTCGTTGCGCTCTATGGAGTTTGGCCGTCCCATCCGGGCTCGGTCGCAGTTGATCCAGGCGCGAGCCCGGATGCGCCTTGAAAGGGGTGTGAAATGACAGTCGAAGAAATCCTCGCTGCCCTTCAGGCAATCATGGACGAGGCGGCAGCGTCGCCGGATCAGAACCTGACCGATCAGCAGGTCGCGCGATACGAAGAGCTGGAAGGTCAGCTCAAGACCCGGCAGAAGACCGAGGAGTTGCAGAAGCGGAACGCGGCCTACAACACCAACGTGACCCGTCCGCTCGTGAACGTCGGCACCGAGAAGAAGGACGACACGCTGGAGCGTGCGTTCAACCACTACCTGCGCACCGGTCAGCAGAACGCGGACATTGTCGAGCTGCGTGCGCAGTCCGTCGGCACTGACAGCGCCGGTGGTTACGCCGTTCCTGATGTCCTGCGAGACAAGATCGTCGAGCGCCTGAAGGCGTTCGGTGGCCTCGCGGGTGCGGTCGAGGAGATCACCACGACCGGCGGCGAAGTGATGCGATGGCCGACGCTCGACGACACCGCAAACAGCGGCGTGATCGCGGCGGAAGGCACCGCCCCGGCAAGCGGCGGCGCGGACCTCGTGTTCGGCGAGAAGACGCTTGGCGCGTTCAAGTACGTAGCCCCCGGTGCCGGTCAGCTGCCGTTGCGGGTGTCGGTGGAACTGTTGCAGGACGCCGCGTTCGACATCGAAGGTCTCGTCAGTCGCAAGCTCGGCGAGCGGATCGGCCGCAAGCAGGCTGTCGACTGGGTGAGCGGCGCGGGAACCACCCTGCCGTTCGGCATCACTACCGGGACCTCTGGCACGGCGTTCACGTCGGCGGGTATCACTTACGCCGAACTGGTCGCGGCGGTGCACGAGATCGATCCGGAGTACCGGGCGAACGCGAAGTGGTCCTTCAACGATGCGACGCTCGCGAAGATCGAGTCTCTTGTGGACACGACCGGGCGTCCGCTCCTGAACACCTACACCGACGGCATTGCAGTCGGACCGCAGAATCAGTCGCTGCTCGGCTACCCGGTCGTCATCGATCAGGCGTTCGCGACCTACACCGATGGCGGCACGAACAAGTGGGGCGTGTTCGGCGACCTCAACCAGGCCTATGTCATCCGGCGGGTGAAGGACTTGACGCTGATCGTCAACCCGTACAGCCGGGCGAACGAAGGCCAGGTCGAGTACACCTTGTGGGCGCGGGCGGACGGCACTGTGCAGGACCCGAACGCTTACCGCGTTCTCATCAACGCGGTCTAATCCGGACTGCGAGAAGGAGACAGGGAAATGGTAGCCAAGAAGGTCGAGCCCGAGGCGGAAGTCACGGAGACCGACTACAAGCGGATGTCCACTCAGGAACTCGCGGAGGAGCGGGTCTACCTGGAGAGTCAGCTTCGCTCGGTCCGGCAGGAAATCGCTGCCCGCGCAGGCGAATAGAACTAGCGGAAGGGAGGCGGCAGAGATGGCCTGGGCACCGGATTACGTGACGCTCGCTGAGTGCAAGGACTACGTGCGCATCGACGACACACAAGACGATGTAGCGATCGCGATGGCTATCACTGCTGCCTCTCGCGCGGTTGACCGCAGCTGCAACCGGCAGTTCGGCAAGTCCGCAACGTTGGAAACCCGTTACTACACAGCGAAGTTCGACCGGAAGCGTTGCCGTTGGATGGTCGAGATCGACGACCTGATGACGACTGTTGGCCTTGTTGTTGCGTACACAGACCTTATGGGCGAGATCGATAGCCTGTCTCTCAAGCCGGTCAACGCGGCCGCCGAGGGTCAGCCCTGGACAAACTTGATCGTCAACCGGGATTCCGCAGTGACCCCCGGCGGCACCGAAGACGGCATCGAGGTGACGGCTACGTTCGGGTGGACAGCGGT